CCCCTATATCCACTCCCATCGCTACGATGCCGGGGCAAGCCGGTACGGAAGTCTTGGAAGCATTGGACAAAAAAACGGATGCGATAAACCAAAGAATTGACAGGATTCAAGCGTATGTGGTAAGTGAGGACATCCGAAAGGACTTGAACGAAGGCGATAAATTAAGGGTGGAAGCAACACTTTAAAAATATGTGCGATTGTATGAATGCAATACAAAACCCGTTCGAGTGGTTGTCCAGCAAGATACCGGAAAGCGAGCGCGAGGCAATCAAGCTCGCTGTGGCGAACACCTACCGACAAACCCCGTCCTGGGAGGATATGACAACGATGTTTCGCGTCTGGAATACCTATGTTAGTGCAGACGAACCGCAAGACATCAATTGTCGGGGCTGTCGGACGCGGGTTGTTGGAAAATTGCGTAATGTGGTACAATTATGGGAGTAATGGAAATAAGCAAAGACCTCAAACAAGACTTCGCTTGCCTGCTATTTCAGCGCTACCTAAGGCACTGCGATAAAGAAAGTGCGGATAATGGCTTTCAGCATTTTACGCACTACATGATAGGATGCGGCGTAATTAAGGAGCGCACGATTCAAAAGTTTATGATTTCGGAGTTATATCCGCAGGCGCTTGCATCTTGTGGCGGTAAGAAGTTGGAAGCAATTGCGCTCTTGTCAGAAGAAATTGGATTAAGTGAAATAACTATAAGAACCTTAATAGACTCCCCTCAACGGCTTAAGTTGAAATAAATCCGCAATAAGTTATCACTTTATTACTTACATTCTCACCAATTTGCGCCCTATATAAAAGCGCATAATGTACGAAATAGATATTTTAGGCGAAATCGGAGATTGGGGCTACCCTGCTAACTACTTGCGTTACCAGCTTGCGGACGCGGGTTCGCAGGACGTGACGGTGAATATCAGTTCACCAGGCGGCACGGTAACGGAAGGGCTTGCAATGTTCGATATGCTCGAAGCCCATGCCGGAAACACCACAACGATTGGCTTTGGCTTAGTCGCGTCTATTTCCTCCGTTATCCTGCTTGCTGGCAAGACCGTAAAAATGACCCCGAATAGCTTCTTTATGATTCACAACCCGTGGTCGGTCACAGTCGGGGATAGTGCGGAGACAGCAGCCAGTGCCGAACTACTCGCCAAAATGGAAAAAAAACTCCAAAATATCTACATTAAAAAACTCGAAAAGTCAGGTAAAGCAGACGGCAATGTGCAGTTGAAAGTGAAACGCATGATGGATGCCGAAACGTGGCTTACCGCGCAGGAAGCCCTAGACATGGGCTTTATCGATGAAATTCAGGAAGTTCAAAAACAGGCAAATATTATACAGATGCAGCCAGCCCTGGCACGGTATGTCAATACCCCGGCTGCGCTATTACTTCACAATAATAATGATATGAATGCAAAAGAAATTTTAAAGCAAGTGAAGGCGATGCTTTCCGGGGCAGATGAACCTGACACACCGGAAACGCCGACAGTTACGCCTCCCGTGGAAGTTCCGGCGGTAGAAATGACTACCGATGAAGCAATTGCCTTTCTGGAAAAAACCGGCTACAAAGTGTTGACCGCCGAAGAAATAGCAGCCGAGGCAGCTAAGGCAACCGAAGCGGAAGAAACCAACTTAGAAATGGTGCAAACCATGCAGGCATTGGCGGCTGAAATGCAAACCGTAAAGGCGCAACTGAAACAAGCGATTGCCACGCCGTCCGGCGCAAGCAACAACCCTACTGCTACAAAAACCGACAAAGACAAGCCGGCAAAATCCGCATTTGACGGACTAGCGGCAATTTGGAACTCAAAAATGGCTCGATAATGGCAAGCGCAGTAATAAACACAAACGGCTATTCGCCGGACAACGATTACATTTCTCAAAACACACTCTACCGGACCAACCCGTGGGCGAATGATGCAAGCGAGGATGCGGTAGAACTCTACGGAGTAGACACCAATCAGGCACGTCACAATGTGGTTTTCACATGGCGAAGCGTGTCCGGCGGGGCGCATATCTTGTTTGGTCAAACAACCGGCGCGGGTTCTACAACGGACTACCAAAAATGGACGGTCGTAGATCAATCTGGACACGAATCCTACGCAGTTGGGTATGTCTCCAGCACGGCAACCACACCGCGGCAGGTCAACACCTCGGCACTGGACAAAAATGATGACTGGAAGGTATATTTCAGCACGAGCAACAACGGCGGAGCAACGAAGGTGGATTTCTCTTTTACAATCGGATCTGGTGCAGTGCTTGCAAGTAGCTCCGCAACCATTTCCTACACTCACATCGCATAAATTAAAGTAAAATGGCAGAAGTACAACAAGGGCAATTCGACGTGAGCTTTCGGGGAACGGAGGCAAGCACCCTATTTTTAGAACCTGTTTTTTTTGACGACGATACGACCGGCGAATTTCGCGTCATGGGTAACGTGCCGAACAAAAAGAAAATGGGCTTTATCCAATCGCTTGAAAAAATTGTGCGTCGGTATTCCGGCTGCGGTTTTAACCCGGTTGGATCACTGGATATCTACGAGCGCGAGATCGAAGTTTTTAAGCAAAAAGTGGACTTGGAACTTTGCTGGGATGAATTTGAGGACACGGTTTTTGAAGAGTTCCTAAAGCCGGGCGTGGATATTGCAAACCTGATGGGTACGCAAATTGAGCAGTGGCTTTTGCTTCGCGTTCGGCAGGCAATTAAGCTCGACAATCAACGTCTTGCTTACTTTGGCAACCGTGCGAGTGTAAATCCAGCTTACGATAGCGTAAACGGTTTTTGGAGTGTGTACTACCCTGACCTGGTAGCCAATGACCTCATTCCCCGGACCGACACCGGATCGGGTGCAGACATCACAGCAGGCGAGGCAATTGATATGCTTAAAGCCGTTACCGAACAAGCCGATGACCGTTTGAAGGCTATGCCGAATGACATGAAGCGGATCAATGTGTCCGGTCGCGTTTGGGAGGCATACCGGTCTGACTTGGAAGATTTGGGCGGCGGTGACGCGGGTCGCACGATGTTCATTGACGGCGAACAAAACTTGTATTTCCGGGGTATTTTGGTAAATCCGATGTGGCGCTGGGATACGATTCTTGCTACTGATTTGGGTATTACGAAGCCCAATTACATTGAATATGTAGCAACGGGTAACAAGGTGATAGCAACCGATGTGTTGGATCCATCTACTCAAATTCGTACTTGGTTTGATGACAAAGACGAAAAGCTCTACATAAAGGCGCGTTACAAGATGGGAGTTGATTACGTTCACAATAGCCTTATTTCGGTAGGCTACTAAAATCAAAAAAGATATGGGTAGCTTAACAGGTGGATGGGTTAATATGTGTGCGGACGGGACGTGTCCCGGTGGTGCCGGTAAACTCTATCTCGCAAATGGAAATGAATATACGAGCGTTACCACTTCCGGCAACGGGAAAGTAAGCGCGATTAGCCTTACACCCTCGGCAACCGCTTCCTTTTACGAATACGACTTTCGGCAGGATAGCGCGTCTTTTACCGAAACGGTCACGGTTGACCCGGTCACAAAAGCCAAATCGGTTGTACAAAACTTTACGGGCATCGTCACTTGTCGCAGTCAGGAATTGCGGGACGTAATCGAAGAACTCGCAGGGCAAGGGTGTGGCGTTGTGGCGGTACATGGAGAGAATACGGGCAAGTATTGGATTTGGGGTAACGTGACGGTGGGCGGCTTAGTCCGCACTGCTACACTTACCACGGCGGAGGGTGTGACGGGTACGGCGTTCACGGACCCGAATCAGGAAACGATCACCCTTACCGTTACGACTTCCGAAAAAGCGCGGGAGTTGACCTCTTCGGCGGTCGTTGGAATCTGGTTGTAGCATTGATTATAAAACATAGATCGCCGCTGGCTACTTTTTAGTCAGCGGCAAATTTATTTAGCATGATGAATGGATCCACCCCTGCAATTTATCCCCCCTCTACGATCACAAAGCGCAAGGCAAAACCGACGATACTTGCATCCGTTGAAATAAGCCCGATAGATACTTTTTTAATAGACCAGGATATTTTTAGCGAACCACGCCGGGAAACCCTTCGCAATTCAGGGCAGATATGGGTTCGGATGTTCGAGCAAAGGGACGAGTTCCTAAAAGGCTTGATTGCTTGCGTAAACAACTCGCCCACCCTTCGCCGGATCGTTACCGACAAAACGAATATGTGTGTAGGGGATGGATATATCCCGGTTCGGGGTAAATCTTCTTCCTTGCTTACTACGAACGAAAAACCGGAAATCATAAGCGATGTTAATTTAGGCGATATTGAAACCGCTCTTGAACGGGTGAACGAACACGGGCAAACCCTGGCAGACGTACACGCAGCCGGGGCATTTGATTATAACGCCTTTGGTAATGCGGTTTTTGAGTTGGTCCGGGGAAAGGTTGGAAAAGATTCGTTTTGCAGCATCTATCATGTTGATTTGTACAATGTCGGCATCAAACGCGCAGGGCTGGATCAAATCATTCGGGAGTACGCCTTGTATGACGATTGGGAAACTTTTGCGCTCACAAGTGATGGTAAAGGTTATGAAGATAAAGGCTTTCGGGTCATTGAAGCCTATCCGAAATTTACCAAGTTTTCAGATGGTACGGAGCGAAGCATCATTCATATTAAACAGTACGCGGCGGGCTATTCTTATTTTGGACTACCCGATTGGGTAAGCGCAAGGCAGTGGGCAGAACTCGAATACCGAATCCAGC